AGTTTAGACAGATAAACTCTAATGATTGGGCAACCGCTATGTTACTTCCAGTTGAAAGATTCGTGGGAGCAAGCAAACAAGAAATCTGGGCAGAGTCCAGAAAGATAATGAGAAAATAAAATGCTTAAAGATTTTATATCAGAAGTTAAACGTGGTTCTATTGCTAGAAATAATAGATACGCAGTTATCTTCACTCCACCTGCTCGAGTGAATCCAGGTGCACTACAGAAAGTTTTACTATTCTGTGATCAAATTCAACTTCCAGGTGTAAATTATTCAACAGTTCAAAACAGAACATTCGGTGAATTTAGAGAAACTCCCTATGAGAAGTTGTATGATAATTTAACCATGTCATTCTATGTAGATAATGACATGAAAGTTAAAGGACTATTCGATGATTGGATTGGTAGTATTCAAGATCCAATCACAAGAAAGTTTAGTTACTACAATCAGTATATCTCAAATATGACTATTGAGATTCAAGATCTTCAAAATAAAACACGATATGAAATGACTCTATGGGAGTGTTACCCAAAGAATATTGGTTCGATTCAGCTAGATTATGCCAATAAAGATTTTATGAAAATGCAAGTAACGATGCAGTACAAATATTGGACGGCAACAACAATTAGTCCTTTAGCAGATGGGCAAAAGATCCCAACAAACTTTATTGATAAACTGACTCAAAACTTTACTGGTTTTCAAGAAAAGCTAAATGGAGTTATCGGTGAACGTGCTGGTAATTTTGTAACAGGTGCTTTAGGTTCTGCTATTGTTACTAAACTTCCAGGATTGTTGAGATTCTAATGAATAACGAAAGTTGGCTAAACAGCAAATGGCGTCCATCCATGGGGTGGATGTACATGATTGTTTGTATAACTGACTTTATTATTTTTCCAGTGTTGTGGAATTTACTACAAAATAGCGCAGGGCAACCAATCACTCAATGGAAGCCACTGACACTTGAGGGTGCTGGATTATTCCATATGGCAATGGGTGCTGTATTAGGTATCGCTGTATGGAGCCGAGGTAAAGAGAAGTTAGCTGGAGTTGCAAATTCGTCAATAAATACCAAGGATGAAGAATGAGAATAGATGATAGTTTGTCTGAAGTGTTTGATGTTCAAACACTACCAAAGACAGAAGTGATTACACAAGATGGTGAGATTATTTCTACAGCAAGTCAAAAGATTGAATCAGATTACGATACAACTCGTAACAATCTTCGTATTTTGTTACAGCAGGGACAGGAAGCACTTCAGAAGTCTCTCGATGTAGCAATGCAATCTGAACACCCACGTGCTTTTGAAGTAGTGGGTAATCTTATGAAACAATTGGCTGAAGTGAACCAACAGTTGATGGATCTACATCAACAAAAACAAAAACTAGATGAACCATCTAAGGCTGAGAAAGCTAAACAGGTTACGAATAACAATGCTATCTTTGTAGGTAGCACTGCTGAATTGAATAAGTTAATCAAGAAAATGAATACAGGAGAATAATTATGGCATTACCGATGATGAATACACCGACCTACAATATGGTCATACCTTCGAGTGGAGTGAGTGTTAAGTTTAGACCATTTCTCGTTAAAGAGGAAAAGGCACTACTAATCGCACAACAAAGTGAAGACTTAATGATTATGGTTGATACTCTTAAGAGTGTCGTTAAAACCTGCGTTATGGAAGACATTGATGCTAATAAACTAGCAACATTTGATTTAGAGTACATGTTCACTCAGATTCGTGCTAAGTCTGTTGGTGAAATTATTGAATTAATCTTTCCATGTGATAACGACCATGGTGAAGATAATGAAAAGGCTAGAGTTAAAGTTTCTATTGACTTAACTACGTTACAAGTAGAAAAAGATCCTAGTCATACAAATAAGATTGATTTATTCGGTGATGTTGGTGTTGTGATGAAATATCCAACAGTTGACATTATGAAAAAATTAGAGTCTTTAGATGAAGATAACCTAGACAAGATTTTTGATGTAGTTGCTTTATCAGTTGACTACATCTATCAAGGCGAAGAAATCTTTTATGCTAAAGAACAAAAACATGAAGAGGTGTTACAGTTTTTAAACAACTTAACATCTGACCAATTTTTAAAGATCCAGAGTTTCTTTGCAACGATGCCAAGAATTAAGAAAGAAATTGAATATACTTGCCCTGTGTGCCAAAAGCAACACAAGAAGATGCTGGAGGGCATGCAAAGTTTTTTTTAATAAACCTTTGTCATGAAAGTTTAGCGAATTACTATAAAATGAATTTCGCTCTGATGCAGTACCACAAATACTCGCTTGCGGAACTTGAGGAAATGATTCCGTTTGAAAGAGAAGTGTATGTCTTTATGTTAATTGAGTATCTGGAAGAAGAAAAGAAAAGAATAGAATCCAAAAAAAGGATGTAGTAAATGGCAAAACGACAAAGTAAGAATGCAGGTAACCAACAAGCTGTAATTCTTAATCAAACAATCTCACAATCAGTGACTGCGTGGGATAGCACAGCCTTTGCTAAGTTACTTGAAGAACAAGCACAAGCCAATCAAACTGCGGTTAAGGCATTGGAATCAAGTATGGCTGTTGCTGGTGCAAACCAAGAACAGCTAGCAGAACAAATTTCTCAATCTTCAATGATGAAAGATATCCGTGATGTCTTGATGCAGCAATTAAATGATAAAAAGATTCATGAAGAAACTGAGAAACTTAAAAAGATAGAAGAGCGTAAGGCACAACGACTTCAAAGTCATATTAAAAAACAAACTGAATTAACACAACAAAACGCAGAAGCCACCGCAAGATTAAATCGAGTTCGTGCAGAAGAATCCAAAGCGATCGCTGAGCTTGCTGCAGGTATGCAAACATTTAAAACTATCGGTGAAAGATTTGCCGATATGAAAAAAGGCTTTGGTGAAAAGTTAAGTGTTCGTGGTATGATGAAGGCAGTTAATGTTGGTGGTATTTTTAATAAATCTATTGCTCGTGAAGATTTTATTAAGCAACAGAAAGCCATCGATCCTACTAAATCTCGTGCTGAATTAACAGAAAATTTTAAGGGTGCTCAATCAGCATCTAAAAATATTAAAAGAAATGAAGCAGAGCTTCAAGAGTTTAAAAAGACTACTGGTCTATCTGACGCTGATGTAGCCAAAACTGCAAAAGGTAAAGAACTACTATCTAAAAGAGAAAACCTTGCTTCAGAATACTCAAAGTTTGATGTGAGATCTAAATTGTCTGGAGAAAGTTCCTCTCAAGGAAATGTAGAACAAAAGACACCGACTGCTGCATTCGCTTCTGTAGGAGAACAACAAGAAGCATTAGCAGAAAGTTCTAGACTAATGGGCGACCAAACTTCGCTGTTAGTCAAGATTGAAGAAAACACTCGTGGTGGAAGTTCTGCTAGTGGTGCTGCACCTGCAGCAGAAGGTAGTGGAGGTGGACTATTAGGTGGTCTGGGTAAAGGATTAAAATCTCTTGGCACTGGCATCGGCAAAGGATTGGGTGCTATTCTTGGTGGTATTGGTAGAGGGTTGTTTCAACTATCTGCTGGTCTCGTAGCACTCACACCAGCGATCCCTGTCATTGGTGTATTAACTCTTGCTGCAATTGGTTTGGGTGCTGCTTTAAGATTAGCTGCACCTGCTATTGAAGCATTTGCTCCAGTTCTTATGAAGATCGCTGAAGTGGTTGGTACTGTGTTCGTTGCAGCGATTGAAAAGATTCCTGAAATCATTAAATCAGTTGGCGATGTTATCATGGGTGTTATCGGTGCTATTTCTGATTCTATCATCGGAATTATTGATGCTGTTACAGGAAGTATCGAAAGACTTGCTCAGATTGATGGTGGTGCTTTACTACAAGTAGCTGGTGGACTTTTAGCTTTATCTGGTGCCATGGTAGCATTCGGTGGCGCACAAGCACTGGCTGGACTAGGTTCTTTGGTTGGCAACCTACTAACGATCGGTTCTGATTCTCCAGTAGAACAGTTAATCAAGATCGGAGATCGTGGCGAGGGTATCCAAAAAGCTGCAGATGGTATGGAAAAACTTGGCAGTGCTATGGGTGCTTTTAGTAAGATTGACAAGAAGTCAATGGAAGCTATTAATGATTTCCCATGGCTCAAAGCAACTGCTTTCGTTGCAGCAGGTGGTTCTATGCAGGTAGATGGTGCTGTGGTAACAAAAGCGTCTAAACAAAATGCTGATGCAGCTGCAGCGAGTTCTGGTGGCGGTGGTGGTAATACTGCTGTTGTTAATGCTCCAGTCACAACAAACAATAACACTTCTCAAGTAATCAAATCTCCTATTCGCAATCAAGAGTCTTCCATGTCTAGGTTTATTGGAAGCAGATA